TACAAGTAGTGGTGTACATCCTGATTGGTTGATGTCACATCTAGATGGTATGACATATGAAAAAAAGATACCAATAGAATGTAAGCATACGTATCATGGCAATCGTTTTGATGTATTGGCTGAACGTAACTACTGGCAGATGCAACACTACATGATGCACACTGGTGCAACATGGATGTATCTCTCAGCTATATTTGGTAACAATAAATGGGAACACGGTGTAATAGATAGTGACATGGGAGACCAACAACGATTGTTCAAAGTCCTTAGTTACATCTGGGAATGTGTTGTCAATGATGAACAACCAATAGATGTAGAGTTACCGGTAACACCAAAGCCAGATGACATTGCTATCAATGGATTAAAGTCAATAGACTTGAGTAAAGATGACGAGTTCTTAGAACAAGTAAAGCTATACAAAGCTACCAAACCATTTGTTATACAACACAATGAACATAAAGATAATTTAAAAAGCAGATTAGATAAGACCAAACATCGTAAAGTATATGGTGCAGGTATATCTATATCATTAAACAAACGTGGAATCATTAGTCTAAAGGAGGACAAAGATGAGTAACTATACAGAACAATTGATTGCTAAATTTAAAAGCGATTACAAGCTAGGTAGTGCAGACTTCTGGGATCTTAAAAGAGGTGGCAAAACTACATGGATAATTAAACACAATGCTCTAGAAAAAGTAGCAGCTCAAGACAACATTACGTGGACATTAGATGTACTTAACTTTAATCCAGATGTTGTTGTTAAGTGTGTAGCTACACTAGGTGAAAGGACTGTAGAATCATTAGGTGAAAGCAGTAAACAAAATACAATGAACTCTTATCCATATGCAATGGCAGAGAAGAGAGCAGTAGATAGATGTATCTTAAAACTATTGAATGCTCATGCTTACTTGTATTCAGAAGCTGAAGCTGATGACTTTAAAGAACCTGTTGGTAATAAAAAAGTTAAACTATTGGAGGAAAAAATAAATGGCAAATGATTTAAACAGAGTATGTTTAATAGGTAGGCTCGGCAAAGATGCCGAGCTTAAAGATTCAAGCAGTGGCAAACAGTACATGAAGTTTAGTCTAGCTACCAATCGTATGAAAGGTAGAGAAGAAGTAACTGACTGGCACAACGTTACTGTCTGGAATGAAAAACTTGTTGAACATTTACATCCATATCTGGTCAAAGGCAAACAGATATATCTAGAGGGATTGACTACGTCATGGAGAAAAGATGACGACCACATCATACCTCAGATAGAAGTAAACTATGGACACAACATACAACTACTAGGTGACAAGATGTCTAAGCAAGACAAATCTAATGTAGAAGAAATTAAATCAGTATTTAATGGTGATGAACCACCGTTCTAGGAGGAACAATGACACCGATACAACTAGGCGTACTCAAATACATTGAACAGTATATAGATACTACGGGTATAAGCCCGACCTATCGTGAGATAAAGGAGGGGTGTAACCTCTCCGCTATCTCTCATGCTCACAAGATTGTTGATGTCTTGATTAAGAATGCACATCTTGATATGGATCCAGCTGGTCATAGAAAGATAAGGCGTAAGGCAGACAGCGACAAACATGAGTAGCAACAAGAAAGAAAAAAAAATAATGAACTACATGGCACAAGTATATGGCTGTATAGTTTGCAAAAGAGAGGGACATGGATTTACAGAAGCAAGCATTCATCACCTGCGAACAGGCATGGGAATGGGACAGCGAAGTAAATTATTCATCCCACTTTGCTGGAATCACCATCAACATCCTGAGCATGGTATACATGGTGGTACCAAATCATGGCAGAAGAAACATGGTACTGAGCTAGAACTATTAGAATATTATAATCTTACTAGCGAAGAGGGTTATCAGATCGAGCCTTAATCTCTTCTACTTTAGCTTTGAGTACAGCTATCTCTGCCTTATTAATAGCTATGTCTTGTTCCAGAGGTTTAATATCTGGAGCAGACTTAGCTTCTAACACATCAATCCTCTGTATTAATTGACCTTGAAATACAAAGAGAGAGCCAATAGTTATCACTAAACCCACAATCCCTGCTATCGTTTTAATATCCACGTATCCTCCTTAGATGTTCTTCAGCCCTTATCCTATTGTCAGTAGCTTCTTGAACTTTCTTTTGATATTGCTGAACAGGATCTTGATTTCCATACGTAACTTCAGCATATATATTTCTAGTATCAATATAGTTTCTGGTCTCATTGTAATTACCACCGTCTATGTTTAATTGATTTCTAAATATATTTTGATTTACATTACTATAAGTGTCAACAGATGTTGAACTCGCTATAGCTTTAGCTACCAACAGATTAACTTGTTCTAGCTTTTGGGTAACGCTACCTGTAGTTTGTTCAACTTGTCTAGTTATATCTGCTATCGAAACATCGATACTATCTTGTTCCACAATTGCAACATCTTCATCTTCAGTGACAGTGGTTGCACTTTCTGATGTGGCTTCCACTCCTGTGTCTTCGCTTGATTCAATTGCGACTGGACTTTCTTCACCTCCAGATTCTTCTCTGACCTCTGCGACTTCTGTGATTTCTTCAGGCTCAGGGTTTCGTTCGACAGGTCTAGCTTCTTCGGTACCTCCTGCAACTTCTTCGATTCCTGATTCTTCTCTGACTTCAACAACTTCTTCTTCAACTTCGATCTCTGTTGCGACTTCCTCGATGATCTCTTGATTACCATAACTTATCTCCAATTCTTCAGGTGGTTCTAATGTAAATACATTGATGACACCTGTGTTTATTTCTTCTATTGCTACCTCTTGAATGTAAACCTCACTAAACGTTTCAATAATTAATTCAGGTTCTTCAAAGGGTATAAATTCTTCTACTATAAATTCTTCGTATATAAATAATTCTTCTGGGCTAACCATAGTTAATACTTCTTCTATCTCTTCAAATGCTGTAGCTATAATTTCTGTCTCAGCTACGCTTAATACTGTTGGATCATATGTCATTGTGACCGATATATTATCTACATTGGGACCACCAAGATTGTCTGGTGCATTAGCATCTTCACCACTTAAATATAGATTGCCCACCCTACTGCCCGTCCCTGTATATGTAAGACTATCTGAATAATTAACACCATCGATACCTGTTGTATTACTGCGTGTTTGCGTAGTTGTAGCAAGTACATTGCCAAGTTCATCTTTAATCTGTATGCGTACAGTAAAGCTATCAGCACCGCCTCTGTTAGGCGCCCATCCACCTACACCACCCTCACCATTCTGCCACTCTGTTGTGCTGTTGAGAGTAATACCATTGTTTAACATAGGTTGAGTAATAGTATCTGAATATAAATTAAAATCTTGTTCAATAAATCCTATGTCTCCAAACTCAAAGTCGTGTCCTCCGGGACAACAATCACCTATAACTTCTGCATCACCTGATGTAGTCCAACCTGTTGATCCATTGTCAAACGTACCATTGATAATTAGGTTGCCAGTTACATCTGCATATGCTAGATTAAGAGAGAGCAATACAACAACAAAGCTACTTAACTTCATCACTAATCATCCCAGAGGGAATAGGTTTACCATTCCATTCATCAGCTTCAGGCTGATAAAATCCACCAATCTCTGTCCATCTAGCTTTAGCTTTTTCACCAATCAACCCATCAATTGGGCAAGGCGTCCCTGCATCCCACATTGATTGCCATACATTTTTATCTTGGCACATCAAAGATATTGCTGCTACTTTCATACCAAGCTTGGCTAGTACTGAGGTAGCTTTTCTACGTTCACACTCATCATCTCTCATATAGCTACCAAATGAGCCTGAGAAGCCGATTACGGTTACTCCTGCTGCAAGTGGTATAACACAGCTGTCTTGTCCATAAACGCTCATACTGGGCGCTGAGGAGCCATTGACTGCTGTCTCTTGATTTGTACTATTGTTAGTTGTATTGGATGTAGTAGAGTTTGAGCTGGATCCTGACTGATAGGTAGTGCTGGATTCGTACCCACCAGTAATAGCAGTATTACTGCCTGCGTTATTGGATTGGGTATTGGTTGTAGCGCCTGAGCTAGTAACATCAGCTATACTAGATTCTATACTTAACAATGCAATGAGTATTGCAAGTACAACAAGTGCTGGCTTTAGCTTCGACACTTCCATTTTCTCAACGCCAATGCTTTACGCGTTGGTCTTCCTTTACTATCTTTCATTGGTCCCTTAACTCCTGACATTCTGGCACAAAAACTTTTTCGCCTAGCTGCAGCTTTAGATCCTTTAGGTGCTTTGCCTGTAACAGGAGGTTTAAGTTTACTTCCATCCTTACGTGCAAAATGCGCTCTACCTGCTGCATTCAATCCACCACTAGGGTTTTGATATTTCTTAGCTACCATTATGTTTTAGCATATCCAGGTTTGCCCTTAGATGAATTATCTTTTGATTGTTTACGTTTGACTGCTGCTCTCTTTTGAGAACTAGACATCTTACTTGCTTTAGCTGATGGCACACACTTAGGATACTTGCCACGTTTCTCACCTTTACTTCTGCCACAAGGAGGAAAGCTACCATCAGAGCGAGGATTAGCTATGTCTACCCAACGTTCGCCTACCCATGCTTTGAGACCTTTCTTAGCCATTATTTTTTCTTTTTACCACCGGGCTTGATTCTGCCAGAGCAAACGCCAGAGGCATACATGTTTGCGTATGCAGATGGATACTTCTTGAACTTTCTTTTAGCTGCCGCTTTACCTTTTGCACATAACTTTGCCATATTATCTCCTTACTAATGAACCACCAAAATACAATCCTATTATGGAACTTACCACATGGGTATCTAATGGTGTGATTACTAATCCTGACATCGGTTTCCATTGCGTCATGTCTACGTCTGATGCAAATATCCACCAACCCTCTTGTATTGTTTCTGTATATCCTACGTAAATAGGCATTGATGGATCTATAAATGGTGCAAGTTTTGGTATAACCAGTATAGATACTACAGCTATCAGGGCTATCCAACGTCTGGTATTCTTGGTAAATGAATCAGTTACCTCTCTAGCTTTGTCTACTTGTTCTGCTGCAAATTCAGCTCGTTGCATAAACATCTTTTGTTTATCAGCTTCAGCTTGAGCTTTTTGTGCCATGATAGATAGGACACCACCTAGTACTGTACTAGCTAACATGCTTAATAATTCCATAGGTATCATGAGTTGTAGAAATAGCCTCCTACTATTGCAGCTATACCACCTAGCCATGCTATAAATGTAATAGCACCTTTGCCTTTGTTGATAGCTTCTTCGAGCTTAGTAATCCTGTCTTCTAAAGATACAATCTTATCTAGTATCTGTGAGTTAGTTACTGTTCTCATTTAAAAATCCTTTCTATAAAAAATGCAGGAGGATCTAACTCCCACCATTTGTGTCCATGTCTATAGTCTTTTGACTTAGTATGATGATAGTTATGCCAACCCTCACCCCAGCTAATCAATGATGTCAATGGACTGTTTACTGCTGTGCAATGTGGTTTAGATTCTACTACTTTATATCCAAAATGTTTACTATGTGGTATGACACCAAAAGCTCCAGCCACTATATAAATACAGGCACATGGAAATGAAAATAAAAATAGTCCTAACATAGGATTAATTGTGTACAAAATTAACACATATGTAAATAGTAAAGCCCAATAATTCCTAGTGATAAACATATAATCTTTGTCTTTGAGTATGTCTTTGACCATGACTTTGGGTAC